TTGAGAAAGTTCGTGACGCTTTAAATGCAGGCTTCCCAGATCTTGGTGAAGATACAATTGCAGCTATTGCTGAGCTTGTAGGTCAAATCTATTCTAACGATGAAGAAGTTGTAGAAGTAGAAGCGTCTGCAGAAACTGACGACAAAGAAGAATTAGCATCAGTTATCGGTGAAGCTATCGAGAAAATTGACGCTAGACTTAAAGCATTAGAGGACGCACCTGCGTCTGAGGGTGTATCACACTCACCAAACAAATTCTCTGCACAGCACAAGCAGGAAATAAACAAAGAAAAATTAACCGGTGTAGAACGTGCGCTACACATTATTAATTCTCATAAATAAAATCCAAAATGAGTAACTTGAAAAAATACGATTTCGATATTACTGTAACGGACAACACTTATGCCGGTGAATTGGCGTTGCCTTACGTTACAGCTGCAATTTTAGGTGCAGAAACTATCGCAAAAGGACGTTGCCGTCTTATGGAAGGAATTCAATCTAAGGCAGTAATTTCTAACTTAACAACAACTGATACTATCCAAGCAGGTGGTACTTCAAATTGTGCATTTAATGACGGTGCAGACCTTACTCTAACTGAGCAAGTTGTAACGCTTAACGATCTTAAAGTACAAGAAGAAATTTGTAGAGCTTCTATTTTTGGTTCTTGGATTTCTGCACAAGGTGCTATGCAACGTAACGGCGACATACCTGTAGAGTTCACAGACTTCCTTATGAGCGCAGTAGCGTTACGTACAGGTAACAGCTTAGAGAACCTACTATGGTCAAGTGACGCCGGTACTGTTTGGGGACTAGGTTGGCTATCTAACGACGGCGTAATTGACGAAGCAGGTATTGATGCGTCAGCTATGAAGGACTTCGTAGAAGCACAAGTTGGTGCTACTGCTTGGGACGCAAGTAATATCCTTAGCAAAATGGACGCAACATTTGATGCTGCAGCAGGCATACCTGGTATATTGCTAAAGCCTGGTTGTGGTTTCTATATGTCATACGAAGCGTATGCATTCTTCCTACAAGCGCAAGCACAGCAGAACACAGGAGCAGGATATAATCAAGATTTATCAGCTTCAACGTACTTAGGCTACCCTGTATACCCAACAGCAGGTATTCCTAACACAGTTGACGTAATGGTATTTACTTACCCTGAAAACCTTGTTGTTGCTGCTAACAGCTACACACCTGACACACAAGCTCGTTTAATCCCAACTTACGCATACGATGGATCTGACAACGTTAGAGTTTCTATGCAGTTCGCAGTTGGTTGTAACGTAGCAGTACCTGGTGACGGTGTTGTTTGTTTCCAATTTACTTAATCCTTAAAACCACAATAATATGGCTTGTAACATAACAGCAGCGAGGGGCATTGATTGCCGTGACGCAATTGGTGGTTTGAAAGCCATCTACATTTGTAGTTCATATTGTTCAGACATTCTTAAAGAAGCAACAGTAACAGGTTCGTCTTACACTATCACAACAGCAGGATTTGCTAATTGGGATATTGTTGACTCAGGAGCTGTAACAGTCTTTAAGTATGACTTAGTTACTGACCTTTCTAACTTTACTACTGCTATCGAGGCAGACAAAGCAACAGGATCGGTTATGTACAATCAGACATTGAACGTTGTTCTACATAAAGTGGTGGCAGCTGATTTATTTCAGCTAGGACTAATCGCAAAAAATCGTGCGCAGATCTTCGTACAAGATAGCAACGACAACGTATTCCTTATGGGAATCCAAGACGGCTGCTACCTAACAGGTGGTGACACGATTGCAACGGGAACAAATCGTTCAGATATGAACGGCTTGACTCTAAACTTCACAGCGAAGGAACAAGATCCGTTGTACATACTTCCTGAATCAGCAGGAGTAGCTACGGCTAAGTATCCGTTTGACGGATTAACAGACGAGGCAGACCTAACTATTACAGCAGCGTAAGTTGTTGACTAGATAAAAGAAAGGGAGGGTGGCAATACGCCGTCCTCCTTTTTTTATTTTAAACGATTTAGAGGTTGTTATATATTTAATTGATGCTGCAAATAAGGAACGCAAATAATACGACTAACACAGACGTTACGCAGAGCATATACGTAACAGCTATTGACCTGCAGAGTATTGCACAGGCAAGTGTTAAATACTTAATAAAACTAACGTCACAAAGTAGTCAGAATAGTTTGTACTTTATACCAACTTCTGTTAATACTGACAATTTACCACGTTATATTCGAATGACTTTTACTGTCATAGACAAAGATGAAACTGCTGCACCAACAACAGGTCGTATAAAGTTCTATGACGATACCGGTAAATTAGACACGTTTCCTATGGGTTTTTATACCTATGAAATATACGAGCAAACAAGTTCTAGCAACTTAGATCCTACTCACGCAACAGCTAAACTAGAAGAAGGACTTGCGTATGTGCGTGATTACTCAGGCAATATGGAAGAAGTACCTGACGGCTATAAAGAATATAACGAAAATCTTACACAATACGTATATCCATAATGAACAAAGAGAATTTTAGCGTAATCAATTACACAGATTCAGAGATACCTGTATTTGAAGAAAAGCAAGGACAGCTATACGTAAGCTACGGACACGACGACTTATACGGAGAATATTTGCGTGACCTGTTCTTAGCTAGTTCTACTAATGGTGCGATAATAAACGGCGTTGCAGATATGATATACGGAGGTGGCTTAGACGCTACTGATCGTGACGACAATGACGGCAAGCGTGAACAATGGTTGCGTCTGCAAGATTTGTTAAGAATGAGTGATGAGCATTTATTGCAAATGATAGCATTTGATATTAAGCTATACGGAATGGCTTATGTGAATGTTATATGGAATAAGGCACGTACAAGAATAGCTTGTCTTAAACATTTACCTGTGCACACAATGCGAAGTGGCGTAGCAGATACAGAAGGTAATGTTAGTGAGTTCTACTACAAACCGGATTGGCGTGAAAAGAGAATTAAAGAAAAGGTTATACCGAAGTTTAGTTTAGAAAACAGAACTGCAGCGTCAACGTGTTTTCAGATTAGACGTTATACGCCGTCATATCATTACTACGCTCTACCAGATTATGCAGGTGCAACAAACTACATTGAGTTAGATCGTGAGATAAGCGAGTTTCATTTACAAAATATAAGACGTGGCTTCTTTCCATCTATGTTACTCAGTTTTAAGAATGGCGTACCGACGCAAGAAGAACGCCGTAGAATAGAACAAAAAGTAATACAGAAGTTCACAGGTGCAGACAATGCAGGTCGCATTCTAATTACGTTTAATGATGGTGACGAAACAGCACCGGAGTTTACACCAATACAACAGAACGGAGCAGATGGTATGTATGAGTACCTGTCAAAGCTAGTAAGTGAGAAGATCTTAACAGGACACAGAGTAACAAGTCCGTTACTATTTGGCGTTAGATCTGAGGGTGGTGGCTTTGGCAATAATGCTGACGAGTTGCGTGACTCATACTCTTTATTTAACAACACAGTAATTGCACCGCTACAAGACATTATACTAGACGCATTAGGTATGCTGTTAAGTATAAATGACATAGAATTAGACTTGTTCTTTATTACAGCTAAGCCTGCAGACTTCTTAGACCTTGATGTTATTGATACGCTTGACGAAGGAGAGCAAGAAAAAGAAGGTGTTGACACAGAAGAAACTGAGATTGTTGACAAGCCTGAAACAGAAGTTGTAGTAGAAGAAGAAGAAACAATGCCGGATATTACAGTAGATAAAGAAGCGTCTTATAATGGTGCGCAAATATCGTCAGCACTAGACATTATTGTCAAGGTAGGCGAAGGACTACTAACGTCAGAACAAGCAATTGTGTTCTTAATACAAATGTTACAATTCGATCCTGCAGTAGCTAAGGCACTATTTACAGAGGGTGCAGATGCAACACAAGAGATTGAAGAATTTAAGAAAGCAAAGGGTAAAAAAAAAAGAAATGTCTTTGCTGAGTCAATTAGCGACTATCCAAAAGGCGTAAAGAATAATGCTAAGAAAGTTCTTGAATGGGTAGAAAAAAATGGTTGGGGATCTTGTGGCACAGCCGTAGGCAAACAACGTGCGAATCAACTTGCTAAAGGAGAGCCTATAAGCATTGAAACAGTGCAACGTATGTTTAACTACCTGACAAGGCACAAAAAGGATCTACAAGCGTCTAAAAGCTACTCAGACGGCTGCGGTATGTTAATGTATGATGCGTGGGGAGGTAAAGCCGGATTGCGTTGGGCAAAGTCTAAACTTGAGTCACTTGATCTTAGTATGTCAGAAACGCAAGAGTGTTTCAAAGCAGAAGCAGGTGAGTTCTTAATTGAGCTAGGTAAAGATGAGTCAGAAGAATTAAAAGGGTACACATTGATTGATGCAAGAAAAGTTGACTACGACAGAGAAGAACACTTTGACAAAATGTGGTCTTTTGCTACACCTAAAGTACCAAGCGGAAAGCCACAAGCGTCAAGCGACCAAGACACAGACCTAATTAAAATACGCTACGCATATATGCCTAAAAAACTAGGTATAAACGGCAATGAGTCAAGAGCTTTCTGTACTAAAATGGTAAATGCAGGTGAAAGAGTATGGCGTAAAGAAGATATACTATTTGCATCAGATCGTGCTGTGAATCCAGGTTGGGGTGCAGGTGGAAGTGATTACTATAATTTATGGTTCTACAAAGGTGGTGGATCTTGCCAACACTTTTGGGAACGCAGAACGTACTTGAAGAAGAACAATAAGCGCATAAGCGTTAACGAAGCTAGGAGGATTATACAAAAAAATCAAGACAAGCGACTACCAACAAACGATCCTAGAGTTGCACAGCGTCCACGTGACCAATCTAATCGTGGTTTCGTAGATCCGGAAATTGCAAGAAGAATTAAAACACCTAAAAACTAAACTATGGCACAAGCATTATTTGTATCAGCTAACAGACTGAAAAGAGATACAGCAATAGGTGGCTCAGTAGATGACGACCTAATTAGACCTTACGTTTATATGGCACAGCAACGTTGGATATTGCCGGTGCTTGGTACTGACCTATACAATAAGCTGTCTAATGATATAGACGGCGGTAGTGTTACAGGCGTATATAAGACGTTATTAGAGGACTACGTTATACCGGCTACTGTGCAGTATGCCTTTGTGCAATTAGTGCCGTTCTTGCGTCTTAGATTTGTCAATAACGCTGTTGTGGTTATGGACTCGGAACAGAGTACAGCAGCAACGTATGACGATTTAAAACCACTAATGGATCAAGCGTTAGATATGGCGCAATTTTACAGGCAGAGAATTATAGACTATCTGTGTGACAATATTAGTAGCTATCCTGAGTATTCAAGCAACACCGGATCTGATCTATCACCAACAAGCAATAACTATACACAAGGACTAAATGTTGACGACGTTTATATGGATAAGCGTTATGCAGCTTTCCTTGCAGGTGCTAATATCAAATGTTAAAGAAGAAGCGTGGCAAGTACAAGCCAACTAAAATAAACGAACAGAAATTAAAGAAATACATCAATGGCAAATCAGAAAGTAAGCGACCTGACAGCACTAGGTGGGACACCGGCGAATGACGACGTCCTTTATATTGTTGACACTTCTGCAACAGCAAGCAAGAAAGTAACATACGCTAACCTTATGGCAGGTGCAGGTGGTGGTGGAGACTCTATTGCAACCGGTGGTGCTAGAATGTCGATAACGACAACTAATGATCAAGGTAGTTTGTGCATAGTTTGGGGTGGTACGCTAGGATTTACTTATTATTTGTGGACTTCAAGCTGTGGCACAAATCCTTTATCTACCGGTGGTGACTTAGGAACGCCAGGATCAACGCAAATGACAGTTGACTTAGATAGAATTATACAAGGACTTTTTAGAGTACCGGCAGCAGGTACAGCAGGTATATTTGTTGGTCAAGAATTTGACTCGTCTGCAGAGGTTCAAGGAGCTGTAATGCGTTACTTTATGTATAAGTGCGACACAGCAACAGCATTAGCATTAACAAACGGAACAGGCGACACAGGATCGCTAACAGCTACGCTTGTCGCAAGTACTAAACTAACTATACCGTCATCGTCACAAAACACTAGACCAATGGTTGTAACTTCTACCAACGGCGTTTCTTTAGCTGCAGGTGATCTTGTATTTGGTTGCACTGTATATGACGGAACAGTGACTACAACGCAATACTTTCCTACTAATATCCAAATGTTTACAACGTAATGGCTAGACTTATAGACTACGATACACAGAAGAATGCACACAACAACATTCTCAACGACAAGCCAAGTGGCAAAATGACAACAGCGCAATTACAAGCTAAAGTTGCTAAGCTGTATGACCTTGTTCACGATATGCTAGAATACTACCACACAGATAGACCTGACTCATAATGGACGTTACACAATACGAATTGTTAATGCTTGCAGCAGGTTTGCTTGGCACAGTATTTAAGTTTCAAAGAGATTACACTATTCTGACAGCTAGAGTAGTTGCCCTAGAAAAACACGAGAACGAAGTAAAAGAATTACTTAGAAGTTTGTGCGAGGGTATGCAAGAAATCAAATTATTATTAGCTGAAAAAGGAATTAAATGAGAGAAATTAAAGAAGTAATTTTACATTGCACAGCAACAGAAGCAGACAAAGAGCTGACAGTTCAAACGATCCGTAATTGGCACGTGAAGGGACGAGGCTGGGCGGACATTGGGTATCACTTTGTTATTCACCAGGACGGCACAGTTGAGCGTGGTCGTCATATTGACAAGGTAGGTGCGCACACTTGGGGACAGAACTACGGATCTATTGGCGTAGCTTATGTCGGTGGTGTAGTCAAGAAGTCTAAAAAATCTCTTGACAAAAAGAAAGCGAAAGACAAAGTAACATTTGAGCCAAAAGACACTATGACTAAAGAACAAGAACAAGCGTTCAGAGATCTTGTTAAGTTCTTAGAAGTATGTTTTGGAGAATTAAAAGTAAGAGGACATAACGACTACAATAAAGACAAAGCGTGTCCTTCATTTAATATGCGTGACAAATTCGGTGACTTAGTAAATAGATAAATTATGAATCCTAAATTATGAATTTTATAACAGACAATTGGGTAGAGCTTTCTCTTGCCTTGATTGCTTTCTGCAGCACTTGGACTGCTCTAACAGCAACTAAAAAAGACGACGAGATACTTGACATTATTAAACGAGTATTCAACGCTATTGTTTTAGGCAAGAACACTTGCGCTAAAGATTGCAAAGAACAATGCAAAAACAAATAGCAAACCTTCTTGGCAAGTTAGATTTAACAGAGATCTTTCGTGACAAGGGTGGACTTAGAAAGTGGTCTGCTAAGAGAACAATTGGTGGTGTAATAGTTACATACGCTTTAACTACAATGAACGGCGAGATTACTTGGGGTGGCGTTGTGCTATGCCTTATAGGTGTTATGCCGTTATGCTTATCATTCCTTGAAGGAAACAAGACCTAGACTAAAAGGTAACAAGCTGAAAGCGTTTCAGCACCTTACTAAAAAGGAACGGCGAGTCCTCGTAATTGGGGACTTGCACGAACCTTTTTGCCTTAAAGGTTACTTAGAGTTCTGTCAAGAAACTTACGCTAGATGGAATTGTAATCAAGTTATCTTTATAGGTGACATTATAGACAACCACTATGCGAGTTATCACGAGTCAGATCCTAATGGACTTGGTGGTGGTGAAGAATTAAAGATAGCTATTAAGCGTGTGCAGAAATGGCACAAGGCTTTCCCAAAAGCAGACGTATGTATAGGCAACCACGATCGAATAATAATGCGCAAAGCATTTAGCAGCGCAATACCAAGAGAATGGATTAAGTCATACAATGA